GTTTCTTTTAGCTAGATCTAAAGCTTGACTGCCCATCCACATATTCCCTAAACTACCAATACCACCAGCTAAATCTTTAAATCCAGAAAAGCCACCTACAGGTTCGAGTAGCTTCTGTAACCAAGGGGCATTTGAAGCATCCCCTAAAGATATAGTGTAAGCAGGATTGGTGGTAGCCAAACTTGTTGCCTCAGCGGGATCAAAAGTATTAGAGTTATCCCAGGAACTCTTTAATTCTGTCATGTTATTCCCCTTAAATAGGTAATGTTAATCTTGCGTTTAAATCTAATGCACTATTTGTATTTAAACAATGCATAGTATAACTACTGTCTGTAGTTCTTGCAAAGAAACCTGAAATAGACTCAACAAGACCTAATCTAGTATATTCTTCACCTACGTTAATAGAAGGATCCAAGTCTAATTCTTCAGTTTCTTCTTCTATCTTTTTTAATGCTGCATCATATTGTTCAGATAATCCTTTAAGCTTAGCTTGTATTGAGTTTATTTCACCCTGTATATATATTGTGTAAGTAGTAGACACAGTATTAACTAGAAATTTAGCATTAAGTACTTTATCCCATGAGCTATTAGCACCTGAACCAACCCAAGCAATAATAATTATAAGAATCACTGCAATAATTTGTTTGAATATATTGCCAGAACCAAGAAATTCTGCAATTACAGGAGATAACATTATTGTCATCGCCATAGCTGCCATAATATAAGGAGCGCAGGATTCACAAAAAACCATAATAATCATTCCTACAACCCCTTTGCCTAGTTGTGTCCAACTATCAGCAGGAGATGTTACAGATACTTCACCTGCAAAGATCGTAGTCATTAGGGACATTTTAACAACATCATTTGCTGTTATACTGTCTAATGTATTAAGTACGCCCATTTCTATAGGAAAATACATATATTCATAAGGTGCAGTATAAGCACTACTCATCCATTTACGTCTTACTACAATAGAATGTCGTTGCTGTAAACCATTACTTTTGTATATAATTTGTTGTGTTTCTGATATTTGTTTAGTTACTACTAAATCATCTGATGCAGGTATTGTAGTGTATCCACTAGAACCATCTTCAGAATTAGTCATACCATTACTTACTGTAGTCGTAGGTGTAACTACATGCTCAACTATAACTGTACCTACAGGCATACTTGAACTTGTAATAATTTCTTTAATAACTGTACCTGATAATACATAATTATATATTAAATCTTTAATTATAAAAGAATTACTTAATGTCCCTAATGCATTTGAGGCAGTACCAAATAAAAAATTACCATCACTAATTGCCCAAGAACCTGCATCTGGGGATTTTGGATCATAATATTGTGTTACATAATTACCTGGAGCTTTACCCATAGTTTCATATAGCATTTCCATAAATGCATATATGTACTCTTTACCTATAGTGCTATTAGTATTTAATTTAACACCAAAGTTTAAAGCTACAGTTTGTACATCACCATTTCCTTGCAAACTCCCTTTTAGTGACCCATATAAGTCTCTATAAGAGTAGCCAAGCATATCTAAAATAGCCTCATTTTCATGTGCATAAGGATGTCCTCCATACGGAGTTCCCCCAAGAGTATCTATAGTTGTAGTTATATCTAAATCAAAGTAACTTGATCTAGTATATATATAATGTCCACCACTATCAGAGTTATTATCTTCAACCCACAGTGATTCGCTAACATCATGACATTCACCAATATTACTGTAGGTTTCATGAGGATCACCTATAAGATTATTTATATAACTATTCCTTAAAGAACAAGGCCTTTTAGTTCTAGTTATAGTAGTAAGGGGAAATGTACCTTCAGGATCTAACCAATAACTAGGATCTTTAAAGAAGAGCACAGGGGGGAATACACTTTCTCTAAATACATTAGCAATACTTGTAGTAAATTCTGGGTATTGTGAAGTACTTCCATAAATAGGTATATAAACAACTTTATAAGAGGATATAGCATTACTATTTATAGTATCTGCAACATTAACTGATGTATCTAGTGTAATAGTAGATATAAAAGCTACTTCATTTACCTTAGAAAGTTCATACCTAACATAAGATCCTCTACCAAGTTGGTTAGCATATTTAGATAACATTTCATTACGTGCTGTAATGTAATTAGGATTTCCTCGTGTAGCATCAGAATCATTCATAGGATAATGTATAGCTAAATAAGAATCTATAGCTTCACTTATACTCGGTATATAGAGATCATTATATGCATTAACTGCTTGAGCAGTCTCTGTGTTAGATATAAATACTGTATCATTCGTGTTATAACGTGTAGCGCCATTATCATTAACAAAACGTATAATGTTATTTTGTGTTACACCTGCATCATCAGTTACACTATAGCCTATAAAATACTTAGAACCATTGTAAGTAATCTCAAAAGTTTTTGGATCAAATTTAAAAAAGTTTTCTAAAGCGTATTGGTCTATCTCTTTAGGAGATAAAGTACCTACTCTAACTTTTAAAATATTAAAAGGCATACCTGCAGGATAGCTACCTATAGTACCTTTTAAAGTACCTTTAGCAACTAAATAGTTATAAACGATTTTTTCTGTGTCTTTAGAAGCCACAGTTAATGCAACTCCTTCAGCTGTAGGTATTCCTCTTGGATAATTAATTCTAGACCATTCAATAGCTCTATTTAAAGCATTAACACCTGTTTTATTGCTTGAAGCTCTTTCCATTTCAAAAAACATAGGTAGATTCTTATACTTTAAATAAAAAGCTACCATACGTGCAGCAAAAGGTGTAAAGGACTCTTCAGGAATCAATGCAGATGCAGACATCCCTACAGATACATTATAGTCATCACTAAAGAATCCCATAGTATTAACCTATCTTAGTTTATATTAGGGAATTCTAAAGCAACACCCATAGCAGATTGTATAGCCCCAGAATTACCAAATACATACCCTGCCATCTTAGTTACTTCTTCAGGAGGTACTTTAGAAGTAGTAAGCATGGTTACACCATCAATCATTTTAGATGCAGCATCAAGAGATTGTTTACCTTTAAATGCAGCAGCTTGAGTTTTATACAATGTAGTCTGTGCAGCTAAAGAATCTCTATTAGATACTTCTGTAATAGCTTTAGCTCTAGTAAGCTCAGCAGTAGCTGTAACTGCATCAGGTTGCTTAGCTTCTGTTAATACTTTAGCTTGTATTAGAGACACTTCAGCAGCAGTTTTGTTTACTTCAGCAGTCTTCACAGCTAAATTTGCAGTAGTATCATTTTTCTGAGCATCTAACAATTCACGTTTAGTCTGTTCTGTAACTACCTGTTGCGCAATTAATTGGTTTTCTTGAGCTACTTTACTTACTTGAGCATCAATCAAAGACTTATTAGAAACTTCACTTACAGCCTTAGCAGACATTACTAGTTTTTCAGCTTCTACTTTACTAGCTTCAGCTTGTAAAGATGATACTTTAGCTATACTTTCATTTAGCTGCGAGGGCATTAAGTAGTCAACTGTGTAGGTTTCACCACGAAGCTTCTCAACTGTAACAGATGTTTCAGCTTCTACTTGAGCTTTCTGTGCTGTTAGTAAAGCTGCTTGAGCATCACTAGTACCTTTTTGCGAAGCATATTGTACTGCTTGTGCTAAAGCACTTTGCATAGCTCCTAAATAGACGTTAGCATATTCTGTACCTGTAATGCGTCCAGAGGTGTATTCACCTTTTACATAAGCATTAATACTAGTCATTAATTCAACGAAGAATCCAGAAGTATTTGCTGTAGGTTCATTATTTACAATAGCTTTAAAGTCAGCTGCATCAGTTTCGATTGACATGGTTTATCCTAAATCTTATGTAAAAAGCACCTCCAATTAAGGAGGTGAAAAGGTATGTTACTTTATTATCAATTAATCAATAGCGTGTCTAGCACGTTGATCAGCAGCTAACTGCTCTAACTCTTTTTGAGTAAGTGGAGGTAGTACCTCAATAGCATATGCTTTAGCTAGATAAGGTTCTTTAATATCTACACCTTTAGCTGACTTAATTGTACGGAACAATTGAATCTCTTTATCTTTAAGAGCAAGATAAATAATCTTAGGGATGTGATAACCTTCAGTAGTGTCATACTGAACATACTTTTTAGCTTCAATTACAGAGTTAGATACGGTAATAATTTCACCAGGCCATTCTTTCTTAGCTGGATCATTACAATGGATATTAACACGTACTAAAGCCATCATATCTTCACGAACTTTCATACGTTGTTGCTGTTCTGTAAGCTCTTCAGGAGCTTCATCTGCTTCTTCAGAATCACCATTAATAGCATCATTAACCATTTTACGCAGCTTTTCTAAACCTACTTTATGGTGATAACTAATACCTAACTGATCAGCTCTAGCCTTAAGCATAGTAAGCTCATCTAATGTAGGTTCTTCTTGAAGTTCAGCTTCTTTATTCATAATTTCTTCAGACATATTCTGCTACCTTTAAATCAGTTTATTATATGAATAAGTAGAGGGTTTCCCCTCTACTTAGTTAGCTCTATTAAACTGGAGCTACAGTTTTAACAACACCAATCCATTCTGGACGTAGAGCCATAAAGCCATAGTACCATTTAATAGAATGGAAACCTACTTCACCGTAAGGATCTTGAGTAGTGATATTATCACTTGGTTTCTTATGCTTAATCACAAACTTAACAGTTTTACCATCAGTTTGGAAACCAATAGAAGTAAATGAACCAGAACCAACAGTTAACATTGGGAATACGTCATACTTACCAGAAGTAGTTTGGTAACCCAAATTAGCTGAAGTAGCTGATACACCAGCGCCAGCCCATTTAGCCATATCTAAGTTAACAATGATACGGAACTGATCAATAGTACCATATTCGTGAGGAAGTATTGCACCAGCAGCAGCATAACGCTGTACAGGAATAAATGCTTGATTACCAAACAAATCTTTCATTCCACGAATTAAAGGAATCAACTCAGTACCGATAAATAGACTACGAGCACTAGGAATAGTCATGGTATCAATCATTGTTGAACCTTTCATATATGTAGTCTGCTTAGGACAACGGTTGTTATCCAAAGTAATACCTAACTTCATCAAGTCAGTATAAGAAACTACAGAAGGAGTAGAACCTTCACCAGTGATAGTAGCATTTGAAGTAGCTACACCAGCATAACGAACTACACCAGCAGCATTTAACAAGTCAATCTGCAAAGCTGCTTCAGTCATGTAGTTAGCACCACGAAGAGTTTCACGAGTAACGTGCATTTCCAATTCTTCATCAGTATCAAAGTCTAGAGACTCTTGAGTATACTCATCAAAGAAACCGAACTTGTTAAAAGAACCTTGAAGTTCTAAACGTTTAAAACCAACACGGTTTACACGTCCACCAGTTTCAGATAATGCAGGTAATTTGCCAGAGATAGTACCGATATCTTTAGATGAACCATACAAGTTACCGTTATCAATGGTAGCGCCAGTAGCATCAATACCTTGGTCGTTTACGTTACGATCATCCAATAAAGGAAGATAGTGATACTGTTTAATTACTTTACCGAAATTCTTAGGCATAGTACGTACATCAGCCAAAGGCATGAAGTGTTGCTCTTTAACGATGTCGATAAGAGCTTTCTTGTAGTAATAATGTGGTTGAAGCTGAGTTGCACCAGAACCGTTAATTGACGCATCAGCGCCTGTACCAAAAATACGAGACATAATAATATTCCTTTTAACCTAAAACAGACTTAAACTGTCTTATACAAACCAGTTTTAGAATACTGCTCAAACTCTTCATCTGACATAGATAAAAAGTCTGGAGTACCTGAACTCTTTGTAGAAACAGTACTTTTTGTAGCAGCAACTGCATTACGCTTACTATTACGAACTTCATCTTTACTGTTAGTTTGTTGACCGCTTTGAGAAGCATTTTTAGCTCTCTCAAGTTCACCCAAGTACTGTAAAGTTTTAGCATATAGCTGTAAGTCATTCATGCCTTTAGGAGTTCTACCTAACATACGTTGCTTATCAATCTCTGCCATTACGATATCAAATACACCTGTTTCCATGTGTGTATTGATGTCTCGAAGGATAGATGGATTAGTAGCAATCTCCTGTCTACTAGAAGCATCCCATTTGTTGCCCACTACATCTGCAGTACGTGTAAATACTGATGATTCCTGTAACTCCTTAATTACTTCGTCTAACTCAATTTGTGAGTCATTTACGCGGTAATCATTGGGTGTGTACTTAGAGTCCGTTTCAGCATCTAGGGAGTACGCATCTAACTGACTATCAGCTACTAGCTTCTTAATTGCTTCAGGCTTACCTTGAGCAACTTCAATAAGCATATTAAGTTTAGCTTCATCTAATAGTCCGTTATCCCCTAGCATCTTCACAATACGTAAATTAGGTTTTAATTCCTGCATACGTTTGTTGTAATTTGCACCCATTTGCATAAGCGATATAGCGTCCTCAACGCTATCTACTTGTACAGTCTTACCATTAGCTTTAAACGGTGCTAGTAACCGTTCATAAGCTGCCTTGTAGTCTATTGTTGTTTCTGGTTTAGAAACATCTTTGACATCTTTGGTAGAGACATCTTTATGCGGAGATTCTTCAGCTACTTCCTGTTCGTCAACTGGATTAGTATCTGTAGTTTGCTCTGCTTCACCCTCATCTTCAGAAGTAGTATCTTCAGGAGCTTCTGTAGACTCTTTTACAGTATTATCTTCTTCAGATGTACTAACTGATTCATCAGAATTAGCTGTATGGCTAGAAGACCCTTTCAAGTCTTCCAGATCCATTGCTAGAATGTCCTCATCAGACATTCCTAAATAATTAATTTCTGTACTCATTGCTCTTCACCATTCAAAATTTCATGCTGCATATCTTGCATGTCTTGAATAGCTTGTTGAGCTTGTTGAGCTTGACCCATAACTTTACGGAAATAAGCTCTCAATAATCCAATAGCAATAATTTGATTGTCTACATCTTTTAAGGCTTCAGTATCTAATACGTTATCACCTTTAAGGTAAACTAAACGTAATGCTTCATCCTTAAAGTAACCATCAGCAATTACTTTTAAAAAATCTGGATTTGTATAAAGTCGTTGTAACGCTAACCCTACGGCTACTACTTCTTTCGCTTGCTCTAAAGAGAGTTCAATTTCAGCTAGTTGAGCTTCTTGGTTTACTTCAGTCATTTCTATCTACCTTTAAGTTATGGGTACGCCTACCCTATTATTCTGCGTCTTCTTTAGGCATTGCCCTTTCTTTATGAAATTCGAGCAATGCTTTTGCTGCATGTTCATCAATATTTTGTTGATGTGTTTGTGCAGCTAAATCTTTAGTCTGTTGATGATCAACACCAGTAGACTTACTAACAAACTCTAAGTCAGTCATATCTGCATCACTACTCATCTTACGAGCCTGAGCCTGTGCTACACCTGCTTTAGCTAATTTCAATTGAGCATCAACTTGATTCTCTTGACCTTTAGCCTGTTCATTCATAACCTGTGCTTGTAGCATCTGTAGCTGTAATTGCTGCATCTGTTGCTGCATAGGATCTGGAGCAGGAGGTTGATAATCTTCAAGTTTCTTAGCCAAATCTGGCATCTTACGAAGCTTAGCAATATCAGCCATAATCATCATAGTTACATCCATAGGTACATTATTACCTAATGTCTGTAACATAAATGCTAATTCTTGTGCTTTTTCATTATCTGTCTCTGCAGTACTAATTGTCAAGCGTAAGTCAATATTACCTGCTAAATCATCTCTCTTGACTGGTACAAAGTTATCATTTGTAATTCTAACTACTTCAGTATCAGATAGAAATTCAGCATTCATTGAAATGAATTTACGACCTATTTGAACAATACCGTCAGCTAATCTACGAAGAATGCCTAGTTCACGTTTAGAAGCTGCATCTAAAGCTCCTCTAACGCCTGTAGCTGTATTGCCTAAACCTTGACCACCAATACCTGTATTATAAGCTTTAACGCCTGTAATAGACTCAGCTTCGTTATTCATATACTGAATCATCATCATAGCTGATTGAGGAATCTCAGGGTATCTGTGCATGAATACTGCTTGATCAGGACTCGCAATATTAGGATTGAATTGGTAATCTTCACCTTGTTCAAATTTACGTTTATTCACTACATCTAGAGCATCTTTTCTAATACCCTGTTGAGCATTAGCTGATCTACCCATTAGATCAATCATACCTCTAGTTACTGCACCAATAACTGCTTGGTTATCTTCTAGTAATACACTATCAGGTTCACCATAAATAGACTTACGAACAGGAATGTACTGAACTACTACAAAGGGTAACTTCTTATCTGGATATGGATTCTCTTCCATACGTACAATAGTATTACCAATATAGCAAACTAGAATAGATGTTAATGAGCCATCATTATTAATATCCCAATAACCCCAGTACTCATACATTACTACTTTCTTACGAGTTTTATCTTTAAACGTAAATAAGTTACCAGCATCTTTATCATTGTAGTCTGGATAAGTACTAGGATCTTCACCAGTAAATTGAATATTATCTAAGTTCTTATATCTCTTATCAGCTTTTAGAACGTCCATAGAAACGTTATAAGAGTGAATAATAAACTTAGCTTTAGTAATATCACCTTTACATGTTGGATCAATGATTACATTTTCAAATTCACATATCTCAGCAGTAGGGCGGTTCTCTACAGCAACCATTTTCTTAACTAACTTAGTACCCACTTGAGCTTCTTGGAATGGTGGAATACCTTGAGCAATCATTTGTTGAGCTTGAGCTGGATCTTGTACAGGAACCATACCCATTACAGGTTCTTCTACCATTTGCTCAGCTTCTTCGTATTCCCAACCTACCTTAACAATAATAGTACCTTCATCAACACCTGTACGAACATACTCATCAATGAATCTTACTTTATTAAGCTTATTATTAAACTGATGGTTTAATACTAGAGTATTTTGTTCTGCAGCCTTAACATCTTCCCATGTAACAGGTTGGGCATCAAAGATATTACTAGAGCTAAGGAAAGGTTCTGATAATGCTGAATAACGCCATTCAGCTTGCTTACGTGCAAGTTTAGGTTGTACACTAGATCTATTCTTAGCGAATTTGGTTTTGGGTGTACCTGCTAATACATCTAACCAATTATTTACATTAGTAATGTGAGATGAGTGTGTAGGTAAAGCTGCAGTATAGTCATCTTTTAAATTAGATAACTTAGGGGGATTCTTCCACTTAACATCGAATGTCTCTGTAACAGAATTCTCTAATTGTTCTGTAGAAACAGCATCAATGCTATCATCAGCTGCAGAGAGAAATTTATCTTTCATCATACTACCTTTGTAAATATTCTTATCTACTAATTAATGCTCAGTATTCTACACTAATTCTTATAGAATTACTTATTTTAATGAGGTTTATCCAGTTCTTGTGTAACGCCTACTGCCCATTCATGGCAGGTATTTGCGTATCTTGCTGCTTCATCAGCTTCCCTTGCCAGTTCAGTAAGAAGGTTGATACTCTCGTCTGAAAGTCCACTTGTGGCGGTTGAGCTTGCACACTGGCAGGAACTACTGGTTTTGGGCATGGTGCTGTTATTGCTACTGGCTGTGTACTGCAACCGTTTAACAGTATTAGCAAGCTTGATATTTTTAGTATGTACAGCATCGATTGCTTTTGCTTGATTAGCATTATTTACCTCTATCTGTGTATTCAATTGACTAAGCTCATGTTCTTTATCTAATGTAACTTTAACTTGATTGTTATAAGCTTCATTCCAAGCTGCATATAATGATGCAATTTCGGCGTTGAGTCGCCAACCATTTACGCTCCAACCAGTAATAAAACCAGCTATAATTGATGCAATTATAAGGTAGACTTGCATTAGTATCGTCCTTCATATTTAATAGCGCGGCTATATATTAGTTTAATATAACCACGATTAATATCATAAGGACTTTGACCATAACCTTTGAATGGTTTATGACTTTTAATACTGCTTAATTCAACATTACCGTACCATACATTGGGGTTACAGTTGGGTGTCATGCTGCACTTCAATCGCTCTTTTCTTAATCCACCAATGCCACCATTATAAGATGATAATGCCATTTGGTAATTATCCTCTGGCGTTGCTGCTCCCTTAATCTCGCTGCTTAAATCCCGCATGTAGACTACCAATCCACGTAGCTGGTAATTAGCTTGATATGGATGATCGAATGACCAGTTACCCCAATTAATCTCTGGATGCTTGGATTTAATTTCCTCAATAGCATCAAAGGATTGTGTCTTGGTGAACTGACTTAAACCTACACCCCATTCTCTATCAGTCTTAAGCTCAGCATTAGGTGACCAACATTTAGGTGATTTAAGTGATGTACAACTTTCTTGCTCAACCTGTCCTGCTAATAGGTTAGGCTTATAGTGTTCTTGCCAATATGCTACCTGCTCTTGTTTAAGAGCAGGTAAATAGGTTATAGCATTAGCAGGTAAGGCATCCATATTAATGCCCTGTTGTCATCAGCATACTAATCATTACTGCAAAGGCAGCAACCATTATAGATGCACCTAAAAAGACTAATCCACTACCTGTAGCTGAAAGTTTAGCTTGTTCTGCCACATCGCCCATATCAATATAAGGAAGTAAGATTTTGCGGATAACATGCGTTAATCCTGCAACTAACATACCTAGTGAAAGAACACTAACGAATTCCAATAATAAGCTAGCATTAACAGCATAAAGAAAAACAATAGCTGGAACAAATAACCAAAACAGTCGTTTATCAAATTTCATGATTTACCATCCATAAGTTAATTTAATCTGAGGCACTGACTCATCAAGCCCTTTAACATACCCTTTATTAAGATACAATTGCTGTTCAATACCAGCACTGAGATCCTTATTAAAATGATACATAATAGAAGGTTGTGCTAACCATTGTGCTTGACCTTTATTAGGGGCAGATACATCAATAAATCCATCAAAAGTGAAATTATCACTTAGATTAATTTTAGTAAAACCAAATACATAAACACCATCGCCCATTAAGCTATCTGTACGATAATAAGCATCTGCGCCAACAAAACCACTAGAAGTAAACCAGTCATAACCCATACCAATGTTGGTATTGCTATATCCTTGTGTATTTTGGATCTGTCCTGCAAGATGTAGTCCTGTACCAAGATGCCCGACAATACGGCTAACATTATACGCTTTTGGTCCATTGAAGCTCTGTGAATCAACATTTGCGTATAACAGTCCTGTACTACCTGACTTGATGGTATCGAAGCTGATAATATTTCGTTGATGCTCACCTGTGACATAACCATCCCCTGCCAGATAAGATAGGGTTGTACGTTGAAAATCGGCTGCATCTACTTCTTCTGTGTGAAATAATGAACCCCAGAATACTGCTGTAATTGCAGCTAAATGCATAACAAATAACATTTTATTTCACCTCAACTGTATCACACATTACTACCACATTTTGTACTGGTAATAGGCGTGTAATCGTCTTAATAGGGTTAATCTTATAAGTAGCCCAAGGACGATACTCATACCTACCTATAGTAACATCTTTAGGTACTTTTTTATTGAACGTCATTACTTTATTAAATCCACTGCCAAGTGTGTAAGTAACACGGTTGCCATAGACATATTCACCTTCCGTACCTTTGTAATCCATCATACCATCGATATCATGCCAACGCTCTTGTACAACGATTGTTAAGTCTTTTTCAGACCTAACATAACGCTTAAAACTAAACTCTCGATTATTACACTTAGACCATTTAAGCTCATTATCAACGTAATCAACTTCTAATGGATCAGGTTCAAGAGTCCAATAGGTTAGAACTACAACTATCAATGCTAGTACTACTAAAAAGATACGGTTAAACCACTGAAAGTAAAACACTTGTTTATCTATTTGTGACATTAAGCACCGCCCCCAAGGACAGTTAACACTTTAACGCCATATCCAGACATCAAGAAACTAATAACAGCAGCACCACCTAAAATGTACTTAACTGCACTGCTAACAGTTTCAGCTAATCCTTGGACTGCCTTAGTTAAAGCATCGACATCACCACGTAGATCGCCATGTTTTTCAGAAAGCCCATTAATACGACTATCTAGGCTTTGCTTTAATAGATCAATCTCACCTTTTAATTTCAAGTAGTTCACATCAGTTATGTGCCTATCTAGCGATTCTTCTGCCATTACACACCTATATTTTTATTACAGTGATCTGGATCTAATTTATTAAGTAACCAGCATAACCATACAGCCCAACATTCTCGATTCTCATCCTGTTGACTATGTCTACCAGACCGTGATGAAATTGTCTCATCCTCGTTCCCATTTAATACAGTATTGGCAAGCTGATCAAGAGATACCGCCAGCTTCCAAGACACATTCGTATCGAACACTAAATACCAAAGGTATTTTAGTGTCCATAATACGAATGTGATTACTGCCAGAAGCATAACAACTAATAACAGTAATCGTCTCATCATGCTAAGATTTCCTTAGCACGATCAGTAGTTAACAAACCTGCCGTAGCAAGAGCATTAACACCTGCAATAGTGTTAGCATCTGATAAATCAATTTCTGTTGATAGCTTTAACTTATCCAAGAACACTTCGATCATCACTTCAGTTTTAGCTGCAGTATAGATACCTGCTAATTCATTCATAGTGAAACGATCCATGAAAGCTAACTTAGTAATAGGCGCTTTAGGTACTGGAGCAGCAACTACTTCTGCCTGAGCAGCTTCAGCGTCTGCCAGAATCTGTGCTAATACCTGTTCATCAGTTTTACCTTCAAACTGGTCAATGATCTTACCATCAACTA